CACACAACTCCGCTCGAATTCCGCGTGCGTCTTGAAGAATTTCAGTGTGTCGCGAATCGCGATTTGGTACTCTGCCACAGCCTTCTCGTCCTTAAAATATCGCGTAAATATTTTTGCTGCTTTCTCAAAGAGGTTGATGCACATCGCCTCCTTGTCAATGATAATCTTAATAAACTCCGTCACGTCTGACAGTTCGATCTCAAACTTCATTCCAATCGCTGCTTCCACGAGATCGAAACCTCGCTTGTTCTTAAGGATCTGCTTTGCACCCGCGCCGAAATCGTCACCCTTGTTTGCAAACCAATGCAACTCGGTGAAGTTGAAAAGCATGGCCGCCAGGCCGGCAATCGTGAGACTGTTCCCGGCGAGCGTGGCTCCCGCACCGGATGTTTGTACACCGTCAACGTTGGTGAGCTTCGCACAACAGGCTCTGAACATAGATCCTTGCCTATTCAATTCGTAGTAAAGGTCCATCATTAGTTCCAACAAACGTGCATACAATAACTGAACGACACCTTTCTCCGACGACGGGAACTTCATGGCGAACCGCATCACTCTTTTCTCAAATGTCACACACATGTCTCCATCTTGTCTGCTGTCGTACTGTTGCGCGTCTAGTTGAAGACACACCTCTTTTTCCTTCTTCTTATCTTTAATGAGCAACCCGATTTCTCGATCATCGAGGCCCACACCATATATCCCCTCATCGATGAGACCAGTATGCAAAAATTTCTCGATGCCACGTGTGAAGATCGTTGTCAAAGCTGGTTTGATTTTCTCCGGTGCGCAAACACCCTGCGTTGCTTTAATGGAGAAAATGGGGTTCTCCTTGCCTGTTTTGGTCTTGTCCTGTTGCTTTGGCATAAAACGGTTCACCTCGACTTCAAAGAGGTCAACGTACTCCTTAGTCAATTCTGTTGGAATGTCGTATTTCTTCTTTGTTGCGGCTTCTAGGAAACCATGGACGAACGCGATCCATTCCTCCGGCGGCAGGCCGTGCTGTTCCTCCGCGGGTTTGCAGAATTTCTTTATAAAGTTTTCCGCCATTTCGAGTCCGAGCATTTCTTTGACGTCACGTGGCATTTTCGCGTGTTTTATCGCCGTTGAGTAACGACTCAGCAGCGCTTTCATGTTCACCAGGTTGCCGATGCCATAATTCGTACCAAGCGCTGGCTGCTGCATATGGAAACCTTTAGTGCTCTTGGTGACTTCGATGTGGTCCGGGAAGGTGTCACGCAATAAGAACGTTTGCCCGTCTTGCATTAAACAGGCGTCGGTTGATTCGCGTAGGGCATAGTCG